CTATCGAGTATGATGGGTGTCCTTTGTGGAATACACCATTCTCTGTGTAGCCATCGTCAATAGTCTGTAATCGTTCACACTCTAATGGTGTCAGCTTGCGCCATGTCACACCTTGCACATCTACTATCTTGCCACCATTAGCATCGTTGGTAGCTATCTTAGGCTCACGATGCCCACCTTGCATGGTAGTGAGTGATGGTGCTTTACCATCTACTGAATACACACGCTTGATAATGTCGTGACCTCTTATCTCAGCAGTCTCGCCCACTTGTATGCATCGCACACCAGTCTGCGCTTGTCTGCCAAAGCCTTTGTAATCTCTAGCCATGAGACAACTCGCCTTGTCGATATCTAATCGCTCTGGATTCTTGCCATACATGGATACTATGTCCGCAGTATCGCCAGTCTCCAGTATATCACGAATAACAATACCTTTGTCTTGATATGGTAGCACATCAATATTAGTCCAGAACAATCGCTTGCGACTTTGACCAGAGAAGTATGCACCATCAATCATAACTGGCTCAACTCCCAAGCCTTTTGTTATGTAGTCTTGATGCTCTTTCTTCATAGATGCAACATTCTCAAAGATAAAATACTTAGGTTTCAAGTCGCGCAATGCATCAAAGCATAGCTGACTTAAATCTCTGGCATCATCGTTACCATCTTGAGAACCTGCCACGCTGTATGGTTGGCATGGAAAACCTGCAACTAATAGGTACACGTCCTGACCTATCAGCTTTGTGTAGTTCCTAGCATCGCCATGTCTGGTCATGTCTGGATAGTTGTACTCACTTACTGCACTGGCATACTTGTCTGTCTCAAAGACGTGCCACTCAGCTTGTCCCAAGCCTACTCTGTCCCACGCAATGCGTGTACCAGATAAGCCATCGCATATAGATACGTTAATCATTAATTTTCTCCTTAATAGTTTGGGTCAAGATAAGGTATATCTTCCTCAACCAAGTACATAGCTAGTTTTAAACATTCTGCGTGTTCTTTCCACATACTTTGTTTAGGTTCCATTTTTACTTGGTCAAGTTTTGTTTCTAATACTTTTTCTAAAACTTCAACTGCTTTCCTATAATTTTTTTGTTCAACTTTATGATTCATGTATTGTTACCTTTGTTTCTTTTGTTAATCCTTGCTCCCAGTCTTTATCAAAGTTGGCAGAAAGAATGTTTAATATGTCATCTCTTATATCAACAAACTTTGCGTGTGTCAACTTTTCTGGTGCGGTATACCTATGCATAATCATCTCATGTATATCGGTATACATTCGTAGCCATTGCTCTTTATTCATCTTTAGTTTCTGCATTTTTCAAATCCTTTCTTAATAGTTTTGCTTGAAACATCTCGTGCTTATGTCTATTGAGTGTGTCCTTTTCTCGTTTATCTTCAATAGTCATAGTACGCTTACGCACATAGTGTGGGTTGCGCGGTTTATTTGTAATATTTTTTCGAGCCAATTGTAGTCTCCCATGTTACACATAGTATGCCTACCATACTTACTGTAAACATTACTAAGCTCAGACAGAACGCAACCACGTCTCTGGGGTTGTGTCCTAAGTCATCTATCTTGGTGCTTTCCATCGCACCTATGAACAGCAAGCCAAACATAAAGAATGCTCCACTTACCATGAGTATGCACGTTAGTGCTATTGCTGTTTGTCTAGTCATTAGTAGCTCCATATTTGTGGTGGTAAATTTTCTGCTTTGCATAGTACTGCCCATTCTGAATTATAGATAGGCTTGTCATCTACACGTCTTACAAAGGTGTCGTGTAAATAAGGATTATAAGTTATCTGATAAACAGCCAAATCAGTTGGCATACTCAAGATATCTTTGGACTCGTTATCATTAGCCATAAGTATACCGCGTACAAAAGCATGCACGTTTTTACTTTTCTCGCGTCTCACTCTCTGCTTACCTTTCTCGCCTACAATATACTGTGGATTTTTTATTGTCACTTTGTCTCTATGTGCAATAACTTTTCCATTGCAACGTATCGAAAAGGTTTTCTTGTGTAGGTTGTAATACACATCTACTTTTATTCCTTTTAGTAAAGGATAATCTGGGTTCACAAGTGGCTTAATATGTCCACTGCTTGCCATCATTTCTACATATCTAGGTATCATTTTTCTTTGCTCCTATTACTATATCCCATGTGAAGTCAGACCCATAGTAGTCTATCGCAGACTTAGTATCTGGGTCTAGATTCATTAGAACATCAGCGATAATCTCGCCTACGTCCTGCTTTTGCTCGTCACTCATATATTTAGTGATAATAAATTTTAGGTTGTCACTCATTTAGCTAACTCCTTTCCTTTTTCTATCATTCTTATATTGTACGTCACATCGTTAACATCATCGTATATTCTACGCACTACATCAAAGCCTAGTATATCGCTAATCTCTTGCAACTCTAATAGCTCAAGAGTTTTCTTGCGTGTTAGACTGGCAAACATTTTAGACTTGTAACAGTCTGGGTAATATCGTACTTGCCCATAGTTAATTTTTTCTTTTACATATATTTTATTTTCCATTTGTATTTCTCCTTATCCTACTACAAATCCGCTGTCATCATGTACCGCTTTACCTTTGGCATACAATGCACATATGACACCTTGTGGTTCTAGAAAACGTGCGTCACTATCGTCTCCACCTACTACTTCCATACCCATAAAATGCGTGGGTATATCCTCTACATGCCTAAACACTACAGCAATACGCATGCCTAGTGCTTTGGCAGTATCAACAAATTTTTGGTATAGTTGTACTCCTGAATAGCTAAAAGTCAAGTCATATACCTTTGGGTCAGGTATAATTCTGTTGGGTATTTTGGTATAGTCGTACCACTTGACCCCATAGTCGTTATACATCTCACACATAAAGTCCCAGATAATCAACTCCCATCTAAAGTCCCACGTCCCATTCGGACGTACTGCACATATGAGATTATTCTTTTGGCAATACCTCGCGTGGATAAGCACCTCTTTCTTGAACATCTCAAGAAATTCCTTGCGGTACTGATTAAAGAATAGCGTCTTGCGTAGTCTACTCATTTGGGTACTGGTCATCGCTCCGCGTCCTGCTTCATCTAAACAAGGTGCTTCGCATTCTGCGATGTGAGCCATTGCACACATATTGACACCTGATTTTTTTGCAGGACTACCATATAAAACAGCAGTCCGCACGTCTAACTTTTCACCTTTAATGGTTTTTGGATTGTCAAAATTAAATAGCTTATCTGGAAATACAGAAAACCATTTTGTATACTTATCGCTTGTGAGTATCTGGTCGCGTACTTCTGGCGATAGTTTGGACAAATCATATATAATCATCTCTCTACTTTCCTATTCTTTTTTGTTTTAGTCCATGCGTCATAAAATCTCCGACTATATTCTTCATCGGATACTTTACCATCTCTTTTATCTTCAGCTAACTTTTTTAATTTGTCAAAGTCTGCTTGCATTACAAATTTAGATTGTCTCATTACACTATACTCCTTTTGTTTATGTAGTGTGAGGATACAATGCATTAAGCACTGTACCCACCCAATATTACATAGCCACTTTTCGTAGATTCTTTCTAGATATCCACTTTCCAGTGGTGGCGTCTCTATCTACTGAGAAATACTGCTTGTGACTAGAAAATGAGCCTACAGGCTTACCATATCTGCTAGTCGTTCTCTGATAAAACACTTGTGATATTTCATCAAAAGTCTTGATTGCAGATTTCACGTTAATAGTTCCGATATATGTTTCTGTATTTTTCATAATACATCTCCTAAGTTGGTTAAGTTGTGTTGGATATAGTCATTATATCCTCACAATACATATAATAATATAATACATGGGGCGATATCCTTTGTACCGCCCCACATTTATATTGAGTGAGTAATCGAGAGTTTGGTATATTGCTTTGGCGCATAAGACAATCCAAGTCTCGCACATTTACGTTAATAACAATATATTAATAATCTCGCGTTATAGTAGTTTAATTCCATCGCGTCCTCTGATGGGTGTCCTCTAGCAGAGTTTCTAAAGGTAGTAGGTACAACTATTAAAACCTACCCGAAATTTCTCGCCCACTATCCACTTGCCTACCAAGGATTTCCATCTCGACTATCTTTAGTCAGAATGCGTCAAGCCATACTTGGAACTTGTTACCGACTAAAACAGTTTCGAAACTTTTGTAAACCTTGTAACATAACTCTTACACAGTCACAGTAGTGTTCGCAGTGATAGGTCGTTTTTTCGCGTTACCTACCGCCCACCCCGAAGGTGCGCCCTTTTGTTTGCGCCTTTATCGCGCTTGAGGTGGTAGTTGCAAAACTCGTGCCAACTTTCGCACCTCGTGATATTTTTTCTCTTTTTTTCTCGTATCGTGTTCCTTTCTAAAATTTCGTTGTCTGATGGGGTAGTTGCACATGCCATGCCAAAGTGAAAAATTTAGTAAAAAAAAGTTAAAAAAAATAAAAAAATTTTTTACATATATAAATAGTGTTTTTATAGGCTTTTTTTACATGGGGTTTTGGCATGGGGTCGATGATAGTAAAAAGAGGGGTATATATCTTGTACACCGCCCCAGTGGGATACCCTTTTTTTGTGTCAATTTGTTGACAAGTCAATAGTTTGACAGGCAACTGACTGATAATCAGTTAACTTTATGCATGAAACCCCTTATTTTATTGGCTTATATGCGCTTTCAAATATTTGACAGCATAAAATATGCTTTTTTTGAGGGGTCAAAGTGATAGTGGCATGCTATTTGCTTTGGGCGGGCATGCGCCATGACGGGGTATATGGTACGTATGTACACAGAAATACACAGATTAGGTATTTTGAGTGTTAACCACAAGAGTAACTGAAAACTATTTGCATGTTAGCAGCAAGAAATATCTTGACAGGGGTTGACAACTATGGTATAATTATACATAACTAGGTTCACTTAAAGTGATACATTAAGATGTTTATAAATTAAGATTGTTAATAACACTTAAATGTACACTTAAATGGTTTTTCTATAAAAATAATTTAAGAAAGTTCTTGACTTTGAGTAAAAAATCAGTAAAACTATACACTGATGATGTACTTACATCTTTTTATGATGCTATCCGTACTAATTCTGTAGAGCGTTTGCACATTCCGCATAGCGATGTGTTCTATGTTCGTGCTGCTGTAGAAGCTAAGTACGGAAAAAGGTTCTCTCTTAAACATGTAGAGACCATAATGAGAGAAGAAGGGTGGACAGAGACTGATGGGCAAGAAAGTTCCAGTGATATCAATAGGTGTCGGCATGGCTGACATGGATAAACTAAAGAAGAAAATGAAAAAAGCTGAAATGATGCATGGTGGTATGGCTAACGGAAAGCCACACATGTATTCTAACGGTGGTAGTGTTACGGATAACTTGCCTAATGAAGGATTAAAGGCACTGGCAAAATCACCTGCCGGTAAAAAAGCAGTCCGCAACATGGGATTTAACGTATAATACATCCGATTGAACGTGACATTCGTAATTGGTCACATAATTTTTTAGAGTTACCCAGTAAGAAACTAAACGGATTACCACCCTGTCCTTATGCTAGGCAGGCTTGGGTTGATAACAAAGTTAAGTTTGATATCAATACAGGTTTAGAAGGATTACTAAAAACAGTATCAGAGTTTGACACACATAACTATGATATTGTTGTATGGGCAGAAGAGAACCTACCCGACATGGACTATTTAGATGGTTGGTGTGATGGTGTAAACGAAGCTCTATCTGTCTGTGGTAAAGATATGCACCTCATGGTGTTTCATCCAGACTATGATGCTACGGAAGCAGGTCTGGATTTTCTCGTTGATGACGGTGTTACAGACGAGAGCTTAAGCTACTGCATGGTATTCGTGCAGCGGCTATCCACCCTAGACGATGCCGCACTAAGTCTGGAGAAGTCTGGGTATTACAAACACTTTCCAACAGATGTGTTTGAATCATTAGTGCTAGACAGAAGGAGACTGAGAGATGGCAATGGGTAAAGCAAAAATGGCGAAGAAGAAGAAAATGATGCGTGGTGGCATGTCCGCAAAGAAGAAGATGATGGGCGGTGGAATGGCTAAAATGGCTAAGAAGAAAAAGATGAGAGGTGGAGGAATGTCTGCCAAGAAAAAAATGATGGGTGGCGGCATGGCTAAAATGGCGAAGAAAAAGATGATGCGCGGAGGTGCATCTATGAAAGGAAAAAAGTCCTAAAGGCAGAAAAGGGAACTTCCGTCAGTAAGTCAATGAGACCTGAAGTTATAACTAAAGATGATATTCTTGACGCTATGATAGCTAGGTCTGCTAGAATGTCTAATAGTAAAGGCACACTTTCTAGGAAAGAAGCTTCCGAACTTCTAAAAATATTCGAAGAAATGAAAAGGTAAGCTAATGGTCTACTTGTCAGAGTCATCGGTGCATGGCTTTGGAGTTTTCGCTGACAAGAACTATAACATAGGAGATACACTTGAACTATGCTATTATCTTGTTACTGATGATTCTGATATGACCAACACCTGTATCTTACACGATTATGTGTTTGGTACACCGAATGAAGAAGAAGAGTATTTAGTTCCACTAGGAAACGCAATGATGTATAACCACAGTAGTGACCCTAATGCTGAGTGGGAAATACATGACGATAATAATTTTATACGATTTAAAGCTGTAAAGAACATTAAAAAAGGTGAAGAGATACTTCACGATTATGGCGATGAATATTGGGAGAGTAGAAATGGTAAAGGCAATAGCAAAGAAGAAGATAAGCAAAGTTGCGAAGGGGCTGAAGAAAGCTTCCAAATCACACGCAAAGCAAGCTAAAACTTTATCTACACTAAAATTAAACAAAGGTAGCACCGTCAACAAAGCAGGCAACTATACCAAGCCCGGAATGAGAAAGCGTATGTTTTCAGCAATTAAAGCAGGTGGTAAAGGTGGCGCACCGGGACAATGGTCTGCAAGAAAAGCACAGATGCTTGCTAAAAGATATAAAGATGCAGGTGGGGGTTACAGGTCGTAATGGCTGACCCAAAGATAGGCACAGGCAAAAAGCCAAAAGGAAGTGACCGCAGATTATATACAGATGAAAATCCCAAAGATACAGTCCCTATTAGATTTGCCACTGTGGCTGATGCCAAGAGAACTGTGGCGCAGGTTAAAAAAGTTAAAAAGCCGTTTGCGAGGAAAATACAAATCTTGACAGTGATGGAACAACGTGCTAAAGTAATGGGCAAGACAGAAGTTGTTAAAATTGCTAAACTAGGAAAAGAACAGATAAGAAAAAAGCATGGTCGCAAAACTACAAACAATACGACAAAAAGTAAAACAGGGAAAAAAGCTAGGGTTTAGCGAAAGAGCTAGAGCAGTTAATAAAGGGATATTACCCAGTAAGGCAAAAAAGAATGGCACTCGCAAAAAGTCAAAGGTCACTTAAATCATGGACAAAGCAAAAGTGGAGAACCAAGAGTGGTAAGCCCAGTGCAAAAACTGGAGAGCGTTATCTACCAGAAGCTGCAATCAAAGCTCTATCACCCCAAGAGTACGCAGCGACAACTAGAGCTAAAAGAAAAGGCAAGGCAGCAGGAAAGCAATTTGTTAAACAGCCTAAAAAAATCGCTAAGAAAACGCGAAGTTATAGAAAAGTTACATAACATAGGATATTTTGAATAATGGCTATTGTAGAAACAGCTAAATATTTTACAACTGCGAAAGACCTTTCAGCAACATCTGGTGGAGCAAGCGGTGATGTAATATATACTTGCCCTGCTAATTTTATTTCGCTTATTAAATTTTTACATGTATCTAGCGGTGCAAGCGGTGCAAAGAAATACAGTCTTCAATTGTTTGAAGCTGCAACAAGCACTTATCATTTTATTATAGATGAACATAGTGTAGCAGGTAATGGTATTGAAGAAGTAGTAGAAGGTGGTGCATATCTTGCGTTAGCTGCAGGTGATAAAATCGTAGGGTTTGAAGAGTCAAGCTCAGACTTTCATGTGATTATATCTGGCGAAGAACATTTTCAAACTGCATAATATAGGATAATTTAAAATGATTGTTAAAGCATGGTTTATAGTAGCCATAATGTCTGGTGTATATACAGACGGAACTAAAGATATATTTATATTTCAACATCCAGTAGACCACGGACATTTTCATAATGCGGCTATGTGTCAAAAGTTCATAGGAGACCATCCTTTTAAAATAGCTAAAGCACTAATTAGTCAGTATGGTAGTAGACCTCCTGAACAGATTATGTGTGTTCCAGAAGACACAGTTAGATTGTTTATGGAAGAGGGTGGTAGACGAGGAGAACCGACCTAGTGCTATATGAGCCTACATGTGAGGTTTGTGGTCATCACATTGAAGATGACAAATGTGAATACTGTGAGCAGACTGGTAACAATGGTGACTGGGTAGAGGAAATCATAAAGGATAAAGATGACTCCAGAGACTCTTGATAAATGGCGAATACTTCCAAGACTTATGATGTTAGTTATGACGGGCGTTTACATACGCTGTATAGAATGGGCTTTGAGTCAGCCAGAGTTGACTACACAACAAGCAGGGCTAATTTCCGTGATTACTGGAGCGATGACAGGAAGCTTTGCAATCTGGATGGGGGCAGAGAAATCCGAACCCAGAAGAATGGAAAGAGAAGAGAGATGATTAGGTATTTAAAAAGGTTATGGTGTGCGTTGTTAAATAAAAAATGTTCAGACAAATGCACATGCAACGAAGATGGTTAGAAATTATAAACGTGAATATTCGTTAAGTGGTGGCAAGCCAAACGAAAAGAAGAACAGAGCTTCTAGAAATAAAGTTAGACGAGCATTAACACGAAACGGAACTGTACGTAAGGGTGACCGTAAGGATATAGACCACATAGATAAGAACCCTAGAAATAATGCACCACGAAATCTACGAGTTATTAGTCGTAGTAGAAACAGAGCAAGAAAATGATAAGCACAATACTGAGTTCTGTATCTAGTTTAGCTTCATCATATATTGAAGGTAAAACAGCGATACAAAAAGCCGAAGCTACTATTCGTATGAAAGAAGCAACAGGCGAGATTGATTGGGACTTAGCTGCTATGAGGGCATCACAGTCCTCGTGGAAAGATGAATGGTTGACCTTATTATTCAGCATTCCTCTAGTACTGAGCTTCTGTGGTGAGTGGGGTAGGGGTATAGTAGCAGATGGATTTGAAGCACTTGCAGGTATGCCGCAGTGGTATCAGATTGCATTAGGAGCTATTGTAAGCGCGAGCTTTGCCACACGTTCCGCAGGTAAATTTTTTAATAGGATGAAAAAGAAATGAGACTAGGATGGCTGATAAATAGTATGATGGCGATTCTAGTTTTAGTTACATTTATAATGGTGATATTATGACAGCTAAATTTTTTGAACATAAAACTGTAGACAAAACTAAAAAAGCTAAGAAGAGTAAAAAGGTAGCAGGGGTTATCAAAGAAGAAATGGTTGACCCTATACGAAAGTTTATTAAAGAGAGAAACTTAGAGAAGTTAAAAAAATCCTTGCAAGAAGAATATATGAAAACAGCAAGAGATAGAAAAAAGTATACTTGATGGCAAAATGGAGATTACCAATGTTTAAATTATCGCAACGCTCTTTTCAAAGACTAGCAGGAGTGCATCCTAAATTAGTAGAAACAGTAAAGTTAGCTATAAAAAAATCTGATACAGACTTTGGTGTAATATATGGAGTTAGGGATTTAGCTACTCAGGAGAAGCTTTATAAATCCGGAAAATCACAAACGATGAAATCCAAACATCTTGTGCAGGAAGATGGATACTCACACGCTGTAGACTTAATGGCTTACGACTCTGGAGAGCCATCATGGGATATAGTGGACTATGATAACATAGCAGATGCCATGAAAGCTGCAGCTTTAGAAACTGGAGCTAAAATTTGTTGGGGAGCAGCATGGCAAATAGATGATATAACAAAATGGGATGGCACAATGGAGCAAGCTATGAATGCTTATATAGACCTCAGACGTTCGCAGTCGCGCCGCCCCTTCATTGATGGTCCTCACTTCCAATTGTCAACATGAGTAGTAAGGGACGAAAAAAACCACAGGGAAGACCCAAGAAAAAGGGTATGGAAGGTATGTCTGTCAAAAGTGGGGACAAGAGACCCACTAAGTCAGGCGCAGGTATGACTGCTGCAGGTGTAGCTAAATATAGACGCAGAAATCCCGGTTCAAAGCTACAGACAGCAGTTACAGAAAGCAAACCTACAAGTAAAGCTAGAGCAGCGAGAAGAAGGTCTTTCTGTGCTAGAAGTGCAGGACAAATGAAAAAGTTTCCTAAAGCAGCAAAGAATCCAAACAGTAGACTGCGACAGGCAAGAAGAAGGTGGAAGTGTTAACATGGATAAAAATGGAAAAAAATATGGCTACTCCTCTGTAGATAATATAACAGGAAAGAAGTTTAATACAGCATCCTTATTTAATTTTACTCCTACTAAAAAGAAAAAAGATTCGTTGTTTGGTGGTGGTATAACAGACCCTCACATGAATATTAAAGGTGGCAAGTTACGACCTGATATACGAAAAAACTATTTCGGTATAAAGTTTACAAAAGAGTTTGAGAAAAAATGACAAGGCAACTTACAGAAAAACAACAAAAACTATTAAATGTTTTATTTGATGAAGCAGGTGGCAATGTCACAATAGCAAAAAAGATTGCAGGATATGCAGATACATCTAGCACTGCAGACATTGTTAAAGGCTTGAAAGATGAGATACTGGAAGCGACACAAATGTGGATGGCACGTAATGCGCCAAAGGCTGCGATGTCAATGACAGGAGCTTTGTTAGAACCTACAGAGTTAGGCATTAAAGAAAAGATGACAGCAGCAAAAGAAATACTTGACAGAGTAGGTTTAGTAAAAACAGAAAAGATGCAAGTAGAAGCAACAGGTGGTGTGATGCTTATGCCACCAAAAGCACCAACGGAAGAAGATGACTAGAAGTATTGGCAGGTGGAAGCTACCACAACCAACAGATATAAAAGAAGATAACGAGTGGATATCTATACCACGTATTGCCAGAACTATACCTTTCGGTTATGTACAAGACGAGAATGACCCTGACGTTTTACGACCTGTACCCGATGAACTAAATTTGCTAGAAAAAGCAAGAACATATGTAAATCAATATTCATATCGACAAGTAGCAAATTGGATATCAACTCAGACAGGACGCTACATATCACATGTAGGATTAAGAAAACGGTTAGAGAATGAGCGACAGCGTAAGAACCAAGCTAAAGGCATCCGCCAGTGGGCAGACTATGCGGAAAAGGCAATCGCCAAAGCGAAAGCCCTTGAAGAAGAAAGAACAGGCGCAAGAGCCACAGGTTAAGATAGAAGAAGTTTCACATGAAACAGAATCTATTGAAGAGCATGCAAATGTTTTGTTTAAGCCGAATGAAGGACCTCAAACAGACTTCTTAGCTGCAAGTGAACGAGAAGTTTTGTACGGAGGTTCAGCAGGAGGTGGGAAGTCATACGCAATGTTGGCAGACCCATTACGGTATATGGGACACCCATCGTTTAGCGGACTTCTACTGCGACACACCACAGAAGAGTTACGAGAACTTATATTTAAAAGTCAAGAACTCTATCCTAAAATATGGAAAGGGATTAAGTGGTCAGAACGAAAGATGCAGTGGGTAGCACCATCGGGTGCAAGATTGTGGATGTCTTACCTAGATAGAGATGAAGATGTATTACGATATCAAGGTTTGGCATTTAGTTGGATAGGATTTGATGAACTTACTCAATGGGCAACACCATACGCTTGGAACTATATGCGAAGTCGTTTACGTTCTACTGCTCCAGACCTACCCATCTTTATGAGAGCAACAACAAACCCCGGTGGTAGAGGTCACGCTTGGGTTAAGAAAATGTTTATAGACCCCTCGGCATACGGAAAGGCATTTGATGCAACAAATATCGAAACAGGAGAAGTACTACGCTACCCATCTGGACACTCTAAAGCAGGAAAGGCTCTCTTCAAAAGGAAGTTTATACCTGCAAGATTATCCGATAACCCATTCCTATCAAAGTCTGGAGACTACGAAGCAATGCTACTCTCGCTCCCAGAGCAACAGAGGAGACAGTTATTGGAAGGGGATTGGGACATTAAAGAAGGTGCAGCTTTTACTGAGTTCAACCGTGACCTTCATGTTGTCGAGCCTTTTAATATTCCATCTAACTGGGTAAAGTTTAGAGCGTGTGACTATGGATATGGAAGTTACACAGGAGTTATATGGTTTGCTGTATCACCAAGTGAACAGCTTGTAGTATATAGGGAGTTATACGTATCGAAAGTATTAGCCACAGATTTAGCAGACATGATATTAGAAATGGAAGCAGGTGATGGCAATATTCGATATGGTGTTTTGGACAGTTCTTTGTGGCATAAGCGTGGGGATACTGGTCCTAGCTTGGCTGAACAAATGATTGGTAGAGGATGTAGGTGGAGACCGTCTGACAGAAGTAAGGGTAGCCGGGTTGCAGGTAAAAATGAGATACACAGAAGATTACAAGTTGATGAGTTTACTGAAGAGCCACGTTTGGTTTTTTTCAATAACTGTACAAATGTTATCTCTCAACTGCCCTCAATCCCACTGGACAAAAAGAATCCAGAGGATGTAGACACAAAGTCAGAAGACCACTTGTATGATGCGTTAAGATATGGTATAATGTCAAGACCACGATTTAGTATATTTGAT